GGCTAGGCACAATTCGTCGAAGTATCTTCTATTCGTCGAACAATGCGTCCCCTACCCCGTCCGCTTCCGAAAAAGCCGGGCATTATATCACGGAATTTTGCTTTACGCTAACTGAACAATGCGTGTAGCATCTCTTTATGCCATTGATTACGAGATCAGAAGCAGCAAGAGCGCTGGGTGTGACACCGGAGGCGGTCTATGCGGCGGTGAAAACGGGACGCTTGCCGGTGGTGCGAACAGCGGACGGTCGTGAGCTGGTGAACAGCGAGACCATGCGCGAGCACTGGGCAAAAAACACGCAGCGGCGCATAGGAAGAGGTCCAAAGCCGCCTGCTGGTCAAAAAATGTTTCCGGCAGCAAGGCCGAGGATGGCGAAGACGGAGGAATCGATCCCGGACTACGACGAGTCAAGGGCTCGCACTGAGCACCTGAAGGCTGAGCTGCTGGAGCTTGACCGCAAGCAGAAAGAAGGCGTTTTGGTAAAAGCAGAAGAAGTTGAGCTGAAATGGGTGGAGATTGTGACGTTAGCCAGGACCAAAATCTTGGGCATACCAACTAAGGCAAAGCAAAGGATCCCGGATCTTGATACTGAGGCTGTGACAACGCTGGAAGATATTGTTCGCGAAACGCTGGAAGACCTGTCTGAGAGTGTGTCTGATGACTGAAGACAACCTGCTGAGGCTGGAGCGTGCGGCATATCGGGCGTTTAAGCCGCCAGAGAAGCTGACTTTGAGCGAGTGGGCGGATCGTTATGCGTTTTTAAGCGCAGAAAGCAGCGCGGAAGGCGGCAGATGGCACACTTTGCCGTATCAAAAAGGAATTATGGATGCAATAACGGATCCAAAGGTCGAGCAGGTGACTGTGATGAAGAGCGCGCGGGTGGGGTACTCGAAGATCCTTAACCATGCAATTGCGTTCCACATCCACCAAGATCCATGCCCAATCATGCTGGTGCAGCCGACGATCGAGGACGCGCAGGGGTATTCAAAGGAAGAAATTGCGCCGATGTTGCGCGATACGCCGTGCTTGAAGGGGTTGGTGAGCGAGTCGAAGGCGAAGGATGGTGCGAACACGATTTTGCAGAAGCAGTTCCCTGGCGGGACGCTGAGCATGGTTGGCGCCAATAGCCCGCGTGGCTTCCGGCGTGTCAGCAGAAGGGTGGTGTTATTTGACGAGATCGACGGTTACCCAGCCTCTGCGGGTGCGGAAGGCGATCAGATCAAGCTTGGTATCCGACGGACTGAGTACTACTGGAACCGCTCGATTGTGGCTGGTAGCACGCCGACAGTTAAGGATTTCAGCCGCGTGGAGCGCATGTTCCTGCAGACGGATCAGCGTCGCTATTTCGTCCCGTGTCCTGATTGCGGTCATATGCAGTACCTGAAATGGCCGAATATCAGATGGACGGATGGCGACCCGAGCACAGCGGGGTATTGCTGCGAGTCATGTGGCGTAATAATTCCACATTCTAAAAAGCGTTGGATGGTGGAGCGTGGCGAGTGGCGCGCTACGGCACCGGGGAATGGAAAGCATGTGGGGTTCCATATTTGGGCGGCTTATTCGTATAGCCCGAATGCGACGTGGCCGAACTTGGTGGAGGAATTTCTGGATGCGAAGAACGATGCAGAGCAGTTGAAGACGTTTGTGAATACGGTGCTGGGCGAGACGTGGGAGGACGAGTATGCGTCGAAGGTTGGTGCTGACTCCCTGCTGGAGCGCGCTGCTGAGGAGACGTATCAGCAATATGTGCCACCGGCTGAGGTGCTGGCTTTGACGATTGGATGCGACGTGCAGGATGACCGGTTGAGCTTGAGCGTGTGGGGGTGGGGCCGCGAGGAAGAGGGCTGGCTGATTGATCGGGTGAAGATTTACGGAAGCCCGTCGCGGCCAGAGGTATGGAAGCAATTAGACGAGATTTTGCAGAAGCCTTACGTGAATGAGGCGGGTGAAGAGGTGAAGGTGATGTGTTGCGCGATTGACTCTGGCGGTCACCACACGCAGGAGGTGTATCAGTACAGCCGTGAGCGTGCGGCGATGGGTGTGATTGCGATTAAGGGTATGTCGCAGAAGGGCAAGCCACCGTTGGGTAAGGCGACGAAGGTGGATGTGGACTACAAGGGCAAGGCGTTAAAGAAGGGGGCACAGTTGTTCCCGGTCGGCGTGGACACGGTGAAATCGCTGTTGTTTGGGCGGTTGAAGCACAACGATCCTGGGGCTGGATATTTGCACTTTTTCCCCACGATCGGAACGGACTATTTCGAGGAGTTGACAGCCGAGAAGCAGATCTTGAGGTTTAGGAACGGCTATCCCGAGCGAGTTTGGGTCAAAAAGAGCCAAGCACCCAATGAGGCTCTGGACGAGATGAACTATGCGTACGCGGCATTGCATCGGCTGTACCAGAAGATGGACAGGAGAACGATTTGGGATCAGCTTGAGCGGCGTGATGAACCGAAGCCGAAGCGCGCGCGTGCCAGTGCTGTTCCAAAGCGGAGTTTTGTGAAGCAGTGGTGAGTTACGGCGCTAAAGTACCAAGAAGCCTGAAGTTAGAGGTCGAATGGCGATTCCACCGTCCATAACAGCCGGGGTGGACGTGGTGTGGACCGACGTTGCGACCACGGATATTTTCGGCAATTCTGTAACGAGTGCAACTCATAATTTAACGTATTATTTCCGGTTGAATACGGCCGGCGAGGGTGTCACGGCGACTGGCACCACATACGGCGATGGCTGGCAGGTGACGATCCCTGCGGCGACTAGCGCCGGGATGAACGCGAGCACTGGCTGGTATTTCCAAGCTGTGTTGACCGCGATCAGCGGCGGTGCGGTCACTGAGTACAGCAGGGGGCAGATCGAGGTTCAGGCGTCGCTTGCGTATGCAGGATCTCCTGCGGCATTTGATGGTCGGACGCAAGCGCAGAAGGATTTAGACGCTGTTCAGGCGGCGATTAGGTCGCTGATGACGGGTGGAGCGACGCAGGAGTACCGGATTGGTAATCGCAGCCTGAAGCGATATGACCTAGCTGATCTGCTGGCGCTGGAATCACAGTTGAAGGCAACTGTGGTTCGCGAGAATAAGGCGAAGATCATTGCATCGGGTCTTGGCGACCCGAACAATTTGTTTATCCGTTTCGGTAACGGCTGATGGGCATCCGCACCAACATTTTGCGTCGTATTGGCCTTCAGCCGATTCCGAAGGCGCTGCCGCCGGTGCGCAGGCGGAATTATGCAGGCGCAATTATCAGTCGTCTGACAAGCGATTGGATGGCGACGCAAGCGAGTGCGGACGCTGAGATTCGCACGAGTCTGCGGAAGCTGCGTGACCGCAGCCGCGAAATGGTGCGAAACAATCCGTACGCAAAGCAGGCAAAGCGGACAACGCAGATCAACGTTGTCGGCAGCGGCATCAAGATGCAGTCACAGGTGACGCTGCTTCGCGGAAATCGTCGAGACGAGCGTACAAATAGTTTGATTGAGCAGAAGTGGGCGTCTTGGTGCCGCGCTCAGCACTGCGACGTAGCGGGGCGCCATAGCTTCCACATGATGGAGTGGCTGGCGATTGGTGCACTGCCGGAATCAGGGGAGGCGCTGTTCAGGATTGTGCGCAGGCCGTTCGGCGGTGGAAAGGTGCCACTGGCGCTCCAGATGCTTGAGGCTGATTATCTGGATGAGGAGTATCAAGGCCCAACCCTCGCCGATGGGAACGAATGGCGGATGGGCGTAGAGGTCAATGAATGGGGCCGCCCGGTGCGGTACGCCTTCCTCACGCGCCATCCAGGTGACTACTGGTTCCAGAATGCTCCGCAACGAAACGAAAAGCATGTCTTCCTGCCGGCGGAAGATGTCATCCATTTGTTTATCCCAGAGCGGCCACAGCAACATCGTGGCGTGCCGTGGTTCCATCCTGTGATGTCGGACGCGCATCAGCTTCAGGGTTACGAGGAGGCTGCTGTGATCCGCGCGCGTGCGGGCGCATCGATTATGGGCTTTATTACCAATCAGGAGGGCGAGCTTACTGCTGATGACGTTGAGAACGAGCGTCGGATCAGCGAATTTGAGCCAGGCATGTTCAAGTATCTGATGCCGGGCGAGAACGTCACGGTGCCGAGCATCGATTCGCCTGACCAACAATTTGAGATGTTTGTGCGCAATAAGGTGCGCAGGTTTGCTAGTGGTTTTGGGTGTTCATATGAAACGTTGAGCCGTGACTTTAGCGATACGAATTATTCAAGCAGCCGGCTGAGCTTGCTTGAGGATCGTGAGCACTGGAAGGTGGTTCAGTCGTATTTGATTGAGCATTTTCATATGCGAGTGTTCCGCGAGTGGCTGTCGCTTGCGGTGCTTGCTGGTGAGCTGCCGTTTGATGACTTTGAAGCGCGTCCTGAGCGTTATGACACACCGCGTTGGATGGCACGCGGCTGGGATTGGGTTGATCCGCTGAAGGAAGTCAAGGCTTACCGCGAGATGGAGCAGGCGGGTTATATGACGAAGGCGCAGATTGTTGCGAAGCTTGGCGGCGACTTTGACGAAAACCTGGCCGAGATAGCGCGTGAGCAGAAGGCTGCCGAGCGCTTGGGCGTCGAATTAGATCGAGACATTATTGAGCAGCCGATGCTTCCGGCTGATCAACCGCTACCGCAGGAGGAAGGCTGATGGGCGCGATGCCAACGGATGGAATGAGAGAGGAGGCGCGGCGTTACCGCGCTTGGAAGGATGAGGGTCGCAAGGGCGGCACTGATGTTGCTGCTCGTCGTGCAGGTCAGATTCTTAGCGGCGATGAGCTAAGCGACGAAACGATTCGCACGATGAGCGCATGGTTTGCGCGTCATGAGGTCGACAAGCAGGCTGAGGGCTTCAGTCCCGGTGAGGAAGGGTATCCGTCACCAGGAAGGGTGGCATGGGCAGCCTGGGGAGGTGATCCAGGTAAAACATGGAGTGATGCACTTGTGGCTCGTATGGATTCGGATCGAGAGTTGACGGCTGATTTGACTGCGCCACAGGTGCAGTTGTATGAGGCTTATGAGGAGATTGCGGAGGAGCTTGGCCAGTTTGGCCAGGATGCCGGACCGCATGGCTCGCATTACATGGCCGAAAGCCCGTTTGCGGGTGACGGGATGGTGTGCGCGAATTGCGTGTTTTATGCAGGACCACGTGCCTGTGAGATTGTGAGCGGTGACATTGCTCCTGAAGGCGTCTGCAAGTTCTGGATTATTCCTGAGCGCTTGATGGAAGAGTCACCCGATGCAGAGGGTGGTCGTCCTTATCCGAACGAGCATGCGGCAAGGCTGCGTGATCCTGGCCAGTACGACCGTTTCCGTCGCCGTAACAATGCTGCGGGTAAAGGCGTTGATTTCATTTTTGGGATTAAGACCGGAGAAAGCGGCGCCGAGTTGCAGGCGATCAGGTTCAAGCTGAGTGAGTTCACTGCTGCTGAAGCTCGCGCATGGTTGAGTGAGCGCGACTATGAGCCGCTCGAATTTGAAGAGGCAACAGGCGAGCGCTCTAAAGTGGATGAAATTGAGGTCGAAACGGTGACCGAAAAACGCGCTGCACCTGATGCGCTTAAAGAGGGTGACTTTGTTTCATGGAACAGCTCTGGCGGTCGCGCACGCGGTCGTATTGAGCATGTGATGCGCGAAGGCACCCTGGGTGTGCCCGGCACTGAATTCAGTATTGATGCAACGGAAGAAGATCCTGCTGCATTGATTCGGATTTATCGCGATGGCGAGGCAACTGAGACGATGGTGGGCCATCGGTTTAGCACCTTGACCAAGATCGATCCGATTCGCGCGACAGAGGGCGGCAAGTTCCAGCGGTCGGAAGTGACCTCATTCCGTGCGCTGGACGACGAGCGGAGCTTTGAGTTTCCTTTTAGCTCCGAGTATCCGGTGATGCGGTACTTCGGCAACGAAGTGCTGAGCCACGAGATAGATGCAGCGAATTTGAGCCGTCTGAATGACGGTGCACCGCTGCTGTTCAACCATGATCCTGATCGCGTCGTCGGCGTTGTTGAGCGCGCTTGGGTTGATGGCAAGAAGAAGCGTGGCTATGTGAAGGTGCGCTTCTCGCGCAATAAGTTTGCGCAGGAAGTGCTGGATGATGTCCGCGATAACATTTTGCGCGGCATCAGCTTCGGCTATTCGATCGACAAGATGGAAGAGCGAGGCGATGACTTCGTGG